TACCAACACATTTATTTCAGCTAAAAGAAATGACCTTACCGCAGCTGAATATCGTTACGGCAAGGCCAATTAATTTTTATTATTTAACGTGTAAACTTGACAGGGTACAGTACCCTCATAATGTCCATCTTCTTTAATTTCATGGGTAAGAGTATCCGCTAAATGCTGGGTACCGTCCTTATATACAACATCCCGTTTATGTGCATCTAAGAAAGTTTGCATAGCTTTTTCATAAATCTCGTTGCCGACTTTATTAACCTTTTTTCGCTGATCCAATGTCATAAGTTCGTTAGCACCTTCTAGGAACTTATCGAACTTACCTGCTTTAAACCACTTTTCTAAATCATCCATGTCTTATCACATCCCTATGACAAGTAATCAGATCAAATCCGTCAGTGTTCAGACCATCATCGTAAGAAATATTATCAATAATATAGATTTCGTCTCCTTTACGGATTTTAAGATTACTAGTGATTTTAAAATCATGACGAATAAAGAAAACAATGGCATCCTTAATGTTAGCTCCTGCTAAGGAAATTGCTTGAGTTTGTGTTAACGTCCATAACCCGGCCCATCGCTTAAATTTTGGAACGAAGCCTTTAATTGCTTTTCCTGTATTTGGATTTTTTCTTCCGGTGGGTTCATCAACTCCGAACTCCAAACGATACCTCATTCTAGCAGGATTTAGTCTTTTAGCCATTGTTTTCACCGCCTTCTTCTGAATGATGTTCGTTCTGACCGGAAACTGCTGCATTTTCGTTATTTTTATCAGCATCTGCGTTATCAGAACTATCACCATCTAGCCAACCGTCCATTTTAGCAATCCGATAGCGATAATCGTCTTTCATTGAATTGATTAATGAATACAATGCCATCGGAACCTCGTAAGTCTGTTGTTCACCAGTTGCACTACGATGATTGTACAGATGGCTTACCTCCAAAATAACCGCAGCATTGAATACTTCGTTTGAATCAAAGAAATCATCAATGCGTTCTCCAACTTGTCCAATAATGTCCCTTCTAGCTGCTTTGATCAACATTTTCAATAAATCATCATCACTATCTAAATCAGGTTCTATTCGAAGTGAGTTTTTTACATCTGAAAGTGACTTAGGATCAACTGTATTCTTTAGCTCATCAAGTGACATAATTATCACCACCTTAATTACTATTTATTAGCCAATGCTAGTAAGTCAGACTTATTAGCGTTAGAAGCATAACTAATCTTATGTGCATCTAAGTAAGCTTTGATCTCTGGTAAGGTTTGTGTATCTGTTGGCTTAACATTACCATTGGGGTCAAAAGTATCATCTACCGCTGGTTTTGTATCCGTACTAGATTTAACATCCGAACTGTTCGCCGATTTACTTTGGGAATCAGCACTTGACTGATCACTAGTAGAAAGCTTTGCTACTTCTGATGAATTTGATTTAGTATCCCCACCTGTCGTTGGTGTTGATGGGGTGTCTTTATTCCCATCGTCACCTGATGGGGAAACTATTTTGACGATACTTCCGCAATTCGGAATGCACTAGCCAACTTAATTTGGTGGTCCATCCATGCAGTTACAACAAAGTAATTAATACCAGTCTTAACATCCTTATCTTGATCATAAAGAGTGTTGATATCATAGTTGTATTGACTGTATGAGAAGTCACCTACAATTGGCTTAACGGCCGCATCAGTAAATACTACCGGTTTACCAAGAACTTGTGATGGCTGTGCGCCATAGAGGGTAGCAGAACCATTAGCAAGAGTCTTAATAATCTTTAAGTAGTCTTTATAAGCCATAACGATAGTTGCATTTTCACGGTAAGCTTCGTGCAAGTCTGCAACAGCGTTCGTAATTGCTTCATAAAGATCGGCACCTGAAACAGTCTTAATACCATTTGAAGCATCGTAAAATGACATATGCTTTTCTGCATCCTTGGTTGGTGCTGGGTTAAAGGCAACTGAACGCTCCTTAACAGTTACACCGTTACGTAATCCTTTTTCTACGTATTGAGTTAAGTTAGCGTTTGATCCAAGTAATACAGTTTCAGACATACCAACGCTAACTTTAAATTTATTCCGAGTGAATGCTACAGTGTCACCCTTAGCTTCCATTTCTTTGGCGGTTTCAGTATCTTGAATAAAACCATCATCATCTAATGAGAATGTAAGACGCGGAATTTCAAGATTAGGAATTTGAGTAACTGTCGAAATTTGTCGAAGTGGGTTAGTTTCTTCTGGTGCTGAAATAATGTCAGTAGAAACAGTCTTAGGCAAGAACTTGTTACCGCCGGTTGAATCATTATCACCCAATGCTTGGTATACATCAGCTCCAACAGCTTCCTTTGCCATAGTCTTGCGTACTAATTCAGCAAAAGCATTGTCACGCTTAGCCTTAGGATCCATTTGGGCACTGTCTTTGGCAGGCTTTAAATTCTTCTTTTCTTCGGCTTCTGCCTTCTTTAATTGTTGATCAGCAATATTAAAACGTTCTTGAGCCGCATCAACAACCTTTTGTTGTGCTGTAATGTCTTCAGTAGCAATTTGAGGGTTAGCAAGCATTTCATTTAACTTTTCATTAGCTTGCTTAAGTTCATCCCCCATGTCCATTGCATTCTTTTTAATTTGATAAAAATTCATCTTGCATATCTCCTTTCATGTTTTCTAGTGCAAGAGTTGTAGCATTTAACGTAGTTTGATAATGCTCCAACATTTGTTGACGCTTCTTTTTATCTAGCTGGTTCTTATCATCCTGTTCTTGTTTAGTCTGTTCTGACTTTCTGAGCAACTGCTCTGGAATATGCCGATAACGCTGCATAAAGCGCTTATCAATTGAAGCAGCAGCCTTATTAGCTTCTAACACCTCATCTGCAAGGCCATAGTCAACTGCTTCTTGTGCTGTTAACCATGTTTCATCATCCATAAGTTGCTTCAATGTGTCCTCATCTAACTTGTCACCAGCCTTAGCTAGATATGTTTGAACACTAGACTTTGTAATTTGGTCTAAGTCATCAGCTTGTTTTCGCAACTCATTAGCATTACCAATAGCCATTGTCCAAGGATTATGAATCATCAGCATGCTATTTGAAGGCATAAAAATAGTGTCACCGCTCATTGCGATAACACTTGCAATTGATGCCGCCAATCCATCGACATACACGTTAATATCTGCCAAATTTTGTTTCAGCATGTTATAAATAGCAATTCCTTCAAACACAGAACCGCCCGGCGAATTAATATGTAAATTAATCGTCTTTACATCTCCAAGTGATTTCAAAGCATCCCGAAAGCCAGCAGCCGACGTATCAGAATCTTCCCATTCATCAGTCACAATTTCACCATCAATAAACATACTTGCTGAATTAGTTTTCATTTCCTGTTTGATCGTCAGATACTTTGGTAGAGTCATCGTCAATTTCACCTCCCTTCGATGGGTCATCACGATCATCAAAGCCAACAGATTTCCCTCGACGAGTTTGAATATCTGAATCTAACGGATACAAATCCCCAGTAATCCATAGTTGATCAGCATTCTTGTTATCCGATGGAGGCAATTCTTCTAATTTCCGTAAATCATTAGAACTAGCTATACCATTACGAATCATCATTTGATAGAAGTTTGTCCGTGCTGCAGTATCACCACGAAGCAATCCGTTGACATTAAACTTAAAGTAAAAGCCCTTAGCACGCTGTAATTGTGTTAAGAGCTTACGATTAAATTCTGATTCATACTGTTTAACAATCGGGAGTAGTGTCATTTGCACAAATTGAGCCATCACCTGCTCATTTGACTTACCATTTCCTTTATCTAATGACTCATTTAGAAAAGATAACGGAACATTAAATGCTGTTGCTACTCGAGAGCGAGTAATTGAATCTGTAGTTGATAGATCTCCGGGTTGAAAATTGCTTTCAAAGCGATCATATTCAAATCCTTTTTCTTGAACAACCGCGCCACCGTTCTCAGTAACCATTCGTCGAAAGTCATTAATCATTGCTTCTCGTTTTTCGGGACTGACTGAACGATCATATTTAATGATGTAGGAATCCTTTTTATCCATTTCAGCTAGTGAGAAATCTTCCACCGACTTTTGAAACTTCAGTTGGTCCCTTAAAACATCTAATGGTGAAATACCCAGTACTCCAGTAAGCGGTGAAATATGCTTTACATGGATAATATCAGTGTTATAAACAATGAAATGGTATTCATCACTATTTATCTCATACCAGATGGAATTATCATCAATATTTCGTTTTACAATTACTGTTCCAGGATCGAGTGGCCAAAGATGAATTGGATTACCGTTACTATCACGTTCAATCCATGCATATCCATTACCATCTGTATTTCGCGATACTTCTAATTGATTAATTAACTGAAATGCAGACATTGAAGGATTAGGCTCAATAGTTAGTAAATCAGAAATATTATCATTTTGTTCTTTATAATCGTGGTATTCACGAATCGGTAAACTTGATAACGTATTAGCAAGGCGACTAATAACACCAAAGATTTCATCGTTGGTCCGTAAAGCACCGTTATGACTACCCCAAAAGTTACTATTTTTCCAATTGCTAAAGTGAAAGCCTGCTCCATTCCAATTATTTGAGTCAATTTCTTGTTTTGAATTATTATTAAAGAACTTCTTCATATTTTGCCAAAAAGACATTTACTCACCTCACTTATGTTCATAATGACTAATTAAAATATAAATACCTGCAAGAATTAAAATTAAGAGATCGAGAATAACTCCAATTCCCAGATAAACCCATACGGGAGTGAAAACTAGCCACCATGACCATTTAATCGCTCCAGCTAACTTTGCTCCTGTAAACATTGCGGTTAAGATAACTACTAAAGTCTTCATTAGATACCTCACTTAAATGAAATAAACGTTGACGTTGGGCCCTCAGTTTCTGGAGCAACCAGCATATCAATTACTGATACATGTGCATCAAGAGCAGCAGCAAAGCCATCAATTTTCCTAGATTGTGATGTTTTAGTCGGTAACCAATTATTATTCCTATCTTGTCTTAAATGAACATTATTTAGATACCACTGAAACATTGATTGTTCATTAAATACAACTTTTCCATCTAGTAGTAACTCCTTGAAGTTTTGCATTGGCCCTCCAAGAGTAACGAAGCCTTGACGAGTTTTTTCAGTAGTAAAACCAGCCTCTTCTAACTCTTTATTAAGGCGTAATGCTTTAGCCGGGTCATAATTTATTTGAATGATATTATATTTTTGTGCTTGTTCCTTGAACCAATCAAGCACGTATGAATAATCGACATAATCTCCAGGAATAATTGTGACATCCCCATCGTGTTCCCACTTCCTAATTCTTTCTGGATTTTTATCCCGTTCATAACGAGCATGAGGAATCCAAGAATGTTCCAATATAAAAACGCCACCATCATCTAAAGGAAACTCTAAACATGCAGAAGTGAAGTCCTCTGTGTCTGATAAATCATAACCACCAACGCAGTCACGGTCTAAGAGTTCCTTTAAATCAAGGTGACGCTTATTCTTTTGTAGTATTTCAGGTGTTATAAAGCTTAATTCGTCTACTTCAGAGAAAATATTAAACCTTTTAGTTAACCAGTCAGCAAATTTTGCAGGCACTCGTCGATCATCTTTAAAATCACTAACCATATCTGCTAATTGCATTAAACCGATATTGGGGTTCGCCTTAACCCATTTTGTTGGGTCATTAACTTCCTCTTTATTATCAAGACAAGCTAAGTAATAAAACGTACGATCATTAATATCATCATCGTAATTGCTTAGTGTATCGTGTCCTTGGTCAACCATATCGACTAATGGACCATCTAATACATAACCAGCAGTCGTAATATAAACAATTAACGGTTGCGTACGGGTACCACGTGAGTTCTTCATAACATTAATTAATGAATAATCTTGATACTCATGGATTTCGTCAAACACTGCGAAGTGAACATTTTCACCATCTTTATTACTCTTTTCAGCTGACATTGCCATTATCTTTCCGCCTGTTTTCGGATATCGAATTTCACTTCGATTAGGCACAAAGCGATCAGATAACCAAGGTGATTTCTGAATCATCGTTCGAGATCCTTCAAAAAGTAATCGTGATTGTTGCTGTGAATTGGCTAAAAAGTAGACATTAGGACCATTTTCACCATCAAAACCAGCCATATAATCAGCTAATCCCGATTCTAACTCAGTCTTCATTGTTCTTATCCATAGGCTTTTTATCCTATGCTCTGGAGGTCACCCTCATTTTCATCGGCTGGTCAATTCCAGCCCAGTTTAGCGTACATTTTCAATCTATTAAGATTGTCGGGCACTCTTGGTAGCATTATATTTATTCAGCTACTACGCGTTACGGTACTTATTAGCCTTACGTAATCTAACAAGTTACCTCGGTGTCTTCTGGAAGATATGTGATATTTGCTATTTTCATCAATCAGATCACCATAATTTCCTCCAGGTTTCCACCGATTTTGTCCGATTTTAGAACGGCGAGACGAGTTTACCGTTCTTCCGACCAACAAAAATAAGGCTTTCACGAAAACGCCTTACCCCTGTACGTTTATTAACCCAACCAAACATTGAGCCAACAACAAAATGCTGCCAGGGTTGCATTACTAAGTGATTAAAGTTACCTTTAGTTGGATGACATTTCTTTTCAATAAAGCGAATAGGTCGCCAGCCTTTTTCTTCATCAAAGGCCCAAGGATAATCAGGATCACTTTCAGCACGTTTTAGGTCCTTTAAGTGTCGTACACAGGCCATTTTCACCCATTTACTAGCTATAATGTCATTGTTTACTACTGCTTGTGCATAAATAGTAGTTAATAATGCTGGTGATGGCCGATCTAGTACATGTCCCAGTGATTTTTCGTTATCCATATAAGCTCTAACCCATTTGGTAAGACCTGTATAGTCAAGCTTAAGTGGATTATTTTTCAAAACTTTAGAAGTCATCGTCATCATCTTGCTTTTGATCATCTGTCATATTAATAGCTAAAGATGCACGTGCTGCTGGATTAAGTCCTAAGTTCTTGGCCAGCTTATCTAGTTCAGCTGAAATTTGAAGTTTTAATCGCAAATCAGGATTAGGTTTTCCTTCTACAAATCGGCCATTTCGTTTTAGTCGTGCATTACATGACTTATATTCTTTAGTTAAGTCACAATAACGAGCGATTTCATCAATATCCGCCTCATTTAATAAATCAGTGTCCTTAAACAGCTTAATAATTGCTCGAAATTGTTTTTTTGCTCCAGCATCTAAATAAGATGGTGGATTCATATGTTCAGCAGAAACTTTTAACTTTTGCTCATTTTTTGCACGCCGTTTGAGTTCATCTTTTGGCTTATGATTATAGTTTCCATTAGCAACCAATTGCAGAACATTTTTAGCTGGTTGTGGCATATCAAAGCTTCCTCCTTTCATTGAAATTTCGCGCTTGACGCGATTTTTAGTTATGTTATGATTTAGTTGTAATATGAGTGGTCAAAATTAACGGACATCCAGTAATGGGTGTCCGCTTTTTTGTGTGCAAAAAATTTTGAAAAACGAATTTTATGTAAAGTAAGGCATGGCACCGCTCCCGTGAAATTATTTTTTTATAATTTTTAGGGGTAGGGGGCCTGTTTTTAATGTTTTCGCACGCGAAAATAGTTTCTTTTTATTTCTCAAACGCTCTAAATGTTGCTATAACAGTATTCCCGCCCGTGTGCACTTTTGAAGCGCCAAAATGTAAACTTATGAATTGTCTTTCATGTTTCAGGGTTAGCGCTGAACACAAACACATCAGGCCGGCGTTCAGCTTTTAACTTCTCTCGCTTATCGTGTAGGCTCTTTGTTCGTTCGTTGTGTTCGGCGTTGTGGCAAGCCTTGCAGATAGTCTCTAAGTTGTTAGGGTCTAGACGTTTATTATAGTCAACCCTTACCGCTTTAATATGGTGTACTGTCGTGGCTGGTGTTACACGCCCCGCACGTTTACACACTTGGCAAAGATAGTTATCACGCTGTAGCACTTGCAGCCGTACCGCTTGCCATTCTTGCGAGTGGTAAAACTTGTTATAGTTGTTTTTGTACTTTCTAAGGCTCATAAGCACACCCCTAACATTTCAAAATTAGCGTTAGCCGTTTTTATATGCTGTTTCTTTCTTGCCTTATACGTTATTACAAAGCAAAATAAAAAGGCGTTACCGTTTAATAGATAACACCTTATTAATTCGTTTCTTTCGACAATATCAATATAACATAGAAAGCCCCTTTATTTTTCCGCAATTTTTCCGCGCATTAAATAATAAAGGACCTATCTAAGTAGATAAGCCCATCCAAATATATTCTATTGTTGTTTGTTCAATTCTTCTCGTCTTGCTTGTATAAGTTTCTCTAGTTCATTAAGTCCCTCACTATCGGCGAACTGTTTAATATACCGGCGCGCATATGATCGCGCTTGATATGCTTTTGATGCTTCCGGGTGCTTTGCTTTATATTTGGCCGTTGCCTTTGCCTGTGCTTCTGTAATCGCCATACTTGCACAACCTCCCGTAATTAATATATAATATATATGTATTCAAAAAGGGCAAGCGTTGCACCGCCCGCCCCTTTTGCTGTTGCCTAATATTAGGATTGCTATTTGTTAAACACTAGTCTGAAATAGACTAGTGTTTATTTTGTTGGTCGTGATAAATTTGATATAGTAACGCTAATAACGCAACTAACAAATTCAGATACGCGATCCAATCGCCGGAGCTCACGGCGCCCGCTCTCCTAATTTTAGGACTTCAGCAAGTGAACCATTGGCCATTGGTAACACCCGCCTAGTATTCCGCAACACTTTACCAATTCGCCTAATATTAAGCTTTGTCGCTTGGCTGTTGCTCTGAACCAATCAACAATATATATTATATAACATATAGGTAAAAATACAATAGAATTATATAAATTAATTCAAAATAAAAAAGTCGCCCTTTTAGGCGGCTTCTTTTGTTTCTCGCTGTCTGATGTCATCCCCTACAACTATCTTCACGTTAACCCCTAATGATCGTAAACGGTCAACAGTTGCAAGTAGTAACTTAATTAGTACACTCTTATATTCTCCTCTTCCTTGAAAATATAGGCGCTTGCCGTCGCTTCCTGGATCAACAAACTTAAAAGCCCCGCTTTTCTTGTCCCTGTAATATTTCGCTAGTTTATCCATGTTGTAGCCTCCTAATCCTTTAGTAAGTAGTTAATAGCACTATTTAATATTTCTTGTTGTTCTTCTTTCGGTTCGCCTTTATGTATGCTTTCGGCTAATTCTTCAAATAGCATCCCCAACACTTGAACGGTGTTAGGTTCTAGCCCTTCACAGTAACCACCAACAAAGCGGGCGTATATCTTCATCGCTGTTATTCGGTTCATTGACGGCGTTAAATTACAGCAAAGAACAAACCGCCAATAGTTCCGCTTAAATGTTCGGCGCTCGTGTATATATACCGCGTCACTTTTATATAAAGCCCGCATAATTCGGGTGGCTTCCATCAAGTAAAGTCTTACTTTATTATCTGTATCTAATAACGTGAGCGCCTTTACTGTTAAATCTCTATAGCTTACTTCTTTAATATCCATCATGTTCAACCCCTTAATATTTTTCTAGTGCTTTCTGTCTTGCTGCTTCTACTTTTTCCGGTGAGATTTTCCAATTTTTCATTCTTTTTTCTTGGTGTTCATATGTTCCACCCTTTCGCCATTCCGTCCAGTGGTGCCGAACAATTGAAACGCTCGCCGCTTTCCCGCTGTTGATTTCTTTTTTCATTTTCTTTTCTGCTTCTTCAAGTGTTTTGTGCGGTTCTGATATGCTTTGACCTGTTCTATAAATTACGTTAACGCGGTATACTGTCGTTTCTGGTGTGATAATCATCTGTATAACTCCCTTTCTAGTTTGCTGATGTTGTGCGCTTGTCTGTTTTTGGTACGTTTACAATTTCTAAACCTTGCGCGCCGTCCCCTTGCTGTGCGATCATTTTTTCATTCTTCTTGTTTGGGTAAACTGTTAGAGTATAATCACCGTCGCCATCGTCTTCATAATCGATTGTAAATTTATCATTTTTGATCTGTTGACCGTCCTTGATATGAGTTTGTGAGTTCTTTAATTCTTTGTTTTGGTCTGTTAAATCGTCATTAGTTGCGCTAAGGTCTTCCACTTGTGCGGTGGCTTTGCTCTTTGCTGTTTGTTCCGTTCTAATTTGGTTCTGTGCGTCCTGTAGCTTTTGACTATTTACATACCAATTACAAACTGCAACAATCAATAAAACGCCTAATACTTTAATTACTAAATTCTTGTTCATGATAAATTACTCCTTTTATATTTATTAATTATTTAACGATTGAAAAATCCACGTTGTTAAATGCTTTAACTGTTTCTATTGCTTTATTGTTGATATTTACTAACCATTCATAACTATAAGAAGTTTCTACTTGCTTTAGTGCTTCCTTAACGTATGCGCCCGCCTCGTTTTGATATTGATGTGTTATTTCATCATTGATCATATTCGCGAGCTCTGTTTTATCTTGTGTTTTGTCATTAAATAAAGTGATAAAGTCATCAAATTCAGAACCGTTGAATTTGTCCGCCTTAGTGTCTAACTTAATCATCCAAAAAGCGTTGATCATAATGTTGTTATATGTGTTTGTTGCGATTGCTTGACCTTGGTAAAATTCTTTTTTAATTGCTTTCATGTTTTATTTTCCCTCTCTAACGTGTCGTTATATAATAAAACAAAATTTTGTTTTTTGCCCTGCTCCCTTGGAACATCTTTATAATATAACGACTTGTTATAAATTGCAATAGAAAATTGGAAATTTATTTAATTTATTTTTTCTATCTGTTCTTTTGCCTTTATTATTAGCTCTTTTAAGTCATTTATTCGATCGTTTCCATCGTAATTATTAACCACTTCTGCCCCTTTTGTGCCTGGTTTAGGGTCCACAAAATTAAAAGCTTGACGCCGTAAACGCTTATAGAAAGCTTGTTCAGGATGGTTGTTTTCCCAATTTCGGGACGCTTCAATTTGTGCCTTACTGGTCTTTTTTGCCATTTCTTCACTTCCTAACTTTTATCACTTCATATTATACCAGCTAAACCGCCCAACATTTCTAATTATTTTCTTTCAATTGCTTGTTAATAAGTTTCTGTAATTCCTTTAAATCGTCTTTAGTAGCTTTTTTAGTAATAAAATTTTTTGCCTTTGATTTATATTGATAGTAATTACTTTTAGGGCTTTTCTTATTTGCTTTTTTAATTTGTTGTAATTGTGCTTGCTTTGCTTCCTCTTTAGTTGCGTATTTTCTAGGTCGTCCCCGCTGTTTCTTTTGCTGTTCGGTCATTTTTTATTTATTGCCTTTCAATCTTTTAAATTTATTAATTACAATTTTTACTTTTTTATAAATTAAATATATAAGAACAATATCAAGCGCAAAAAAAGCAATTAATATAAACCATTTCATAATTGTAAACCTCTTTTTATTATGTTAATATAACAGTGTAGAAAAAGGGCAAGCGGTGCAACGCTTAACCCATTACAAATGTAAACTATTTATTTGCCCCTTGCTTATGCTTGTGGGCTTTTTCTATTAGGTTTACAACTTTTTCAATGGTTGTTACTACTGCAAGAATTCCACCACTTACCAAACTAAACAAGGTTGCGACGTGCAACAATACAGAATACAATTTGACCACGCCTTTACACAATTTATAGTTGTGAAGCGGTCACCTCGCAAACTATATTAATAGCTTACATCTATTATAATATCATAATATTTTTACTAGTCAAGTAAATTATTATAGTTCTTTCAAGCGTTCATCAATAAGCCCGCGCAATTCTTCCAATTCTTCCCGTGTTGCGTCCTTTTTAATGAACCCCCGCGCCCGTGACTTTTTTTGATTGCGGTAGGCTTCTTTTTTATGGGCTTGATTATATTCAACATTGCGAGCTAATTGTCGTTTATATGCTTCTTCTTCAGTCAACTTTTTACTTCTTGGCATTTTCCCGCCTCTATTTCTTTAGTCGCTTTCTTATTCTGTTAGCTTCTTTTAAGTCGTTGCAGCCGGCTTTTATTAATTTGTAACTTACATATATAGCAATGATTAATATAACTATATTAAATAGAATTTTCAGCATTTCTAAAACCTTTCTATTTTTCTAGTTCCATAGTATAATTATATACGTAAAAGGGAACCACGCTCCGATTCCCTATAATGTAAAACTATTGTTTATTTTTAGCCTTATTTAAGCGTTTGGCCCGCTTCTTTAAGGCTTTTTCTTTTAGGCGTTGCCCTTGCCAATAATCTTTATAACCTTTACAGGCTAACCGATAGGCGCCGGCTATTCCTAAAAGGGCGCTTACTGCTGTAAGCATAGCCCCGAAACTCCTTTCATATCTAGAATTTGAAAGTTGGGACTGCTTAAGCTAGTAATTAGCTTACAACTATATAATATCAATATTTTATATATTGTCAACGTATTATTAAAATTAATTTTATTTATTTTCTTTCTATTATGAGAAACGCCCGACGTTTTGCGTGTTATAAAAAACAATAGAAATTGTTAAAAAACACATTATTAATAATAGATTAGAAAGAAAATAAGGCAAATTTTTGAGTTGACGATATTTTCTTTCATTGGCAAAAGTTGATATTTAAAAAGCATGCTTTTTAAACTACATAGAAATTTCATTAAAAAGAAAATTTGAATTACTTTTTTGCTTCTTAATTTTCTTTTTCAATGTCTTTTTTTAATTTAAAAAGCATGCTTATTTATAGAGAATTATAAATTATCCTAATTACCATACTAAATCTGGTTCTGTATCCTTATAATTAAAAGTACATTTATTTACATCAAAAACTATTAAATTGGAGAATTAATTATGTTTAATTTCCTTTATTTTTTTATTTTTCTACTTCTTTTAACAACTCCTGTTTTTCTTCCAGTATTTTACTTTATAAGTAATTCATTTAAGAATAAAACAATGGCATTTCATATTTTTTCATCTACGCTTATTTCCTTTGCTCTCGTCACACTGATTATTATATTAGTTAACTTCTATTATCAACCAAGCATCTATAAGCATCTGCATGGTTTTTTGACTACATTACATTCACGAGAAAAAACTAGTGGAATCACTAGTCTAATCAGTGCCGGATTTTCACTATTTATCCTTAATATGTTCTTCGACTGTCCTAATTGGTTCTTATTTTTAAAAAACTACCAATTAAAAGAGAATGGTCAATTTACAAAGGTCTTTCTACAGCTCCTAATTTTTTCAGTGTTATTAGGATTATTTATTTGGCAAGATTGTGATTCTATTAAAATCTTTTCTACTAAGTTCAATGTAATTTCATATACTGGCTTATTCGCATATTTGTTTTTTGCATTATCTTTTTCTATTTCAATTTTAGCAATTTTCAGTTTTCTATTTCATAGAAAGTTATTTCGATCATTGCTTCTCCAGCCTAAGTCAGCAAATTTTACAAATCTTTCTTCTAATTACAATGATATTGATGATTTAATAAAATCCGAACAGAAACAAGATAATTCAAAACCTCAATCATCTGCTCTTAAGGAAAAGCTTCAAGAAATATCGTTTAGTAAAACTAATAATTTAGATAAATAAAGCTTAGCAGATTTTGCTAAGCTTTATTTATACTCTCAGATATTTGTCGTTACGTAATGCTATTCTAACAACATCATTTAGTGGACACTTTAGTTTCGTACCTTTAGGAACATACCAATTAATTACCGTATAGTTACAATCTTCATTTCTCCGCCATATTAATGTCGACTTTCTGCTTAAACTTCTTGAAGGACGGTTTGAGTCAACAATCTTTAGATGAATAAGGATATCATATTTTCTTTTTAGATTGCAAAGACTTTTACTGTCAGCAACCCATAAAATATGGCTAACCCATTTCCATCCACTATCAAATTGCTTCAAAACTTTAGAATGGTCAATTCCTTTAGTTTCTTTAATTTCAATTTGATATATATCATCATCTAAAATTGTTAAATCATTATCTGATGCACCATTTCTTTTATTCCCAAGTACCTGTTCCTTGTAATCTTCTAGTCTAAAAAGAACAGCAATTTCATCATTGGGCCTATAAGAAAATTGAATAGTGTAGTCTTCATCTTCAGAGACTACCTTTGTTAATTTTGAACTTTCTCCTGAAAAATACCAATTTCTGTCATTAAAGTACATCCGGTTAAATTTGCAAAAGTCACTATTCTTCATCTAATTTCTCCAGTAAGTCGTAGTACCTTGCATTAATTTTATTAGTTGTATCGTCAAAGCTATCAACACCTGCATCAACATTAAAAATATTGTCCAGCTTTTTCACATTACTTGAATTTGACTCAAACTCATAAACATTTATATTTTGTGAAAACTCATCCTTATTAATCCTATCTTCTAGTACAAAATTGATAAATGCTTTTATGAAATAATCACTATGAGTAGATAATAATAGTTTGAAACCAGAACGTGCCAATTCATACAATAGTTCAGCAACAACAACTTGATTTTTAGGATGAAGATTCATTTCTGGTTCATCACAGAACAACCAATCTCCTATGTTATTATTCTTTACAAATAAATTTAGACCGTAAATAGATTTCAACGAGCTAGATAGTAATTCGAAATTTACGGTATCCTCAGATTTTGGTAAATGATACTGTATTGCATCTTTTTCTGAATCATATTCAAAGTTACCTGGAACAAGTCTATGCATTAGCTTACCAATATCCTTATTTCTAGGATTACGAGCACGCCAAAATTCACTTAGGAAAAAGTTGCTATTAAAAGAGAACTTAGGATTTTTCAATTGATTATTTAGAAAACTAATATAGTTTTCTATAGGGCGAGCATATTTTTCAAGCTGAATTCCGCTTGAAGTATCCGATCCTTGCACTAAGCTATTAATGCCTTTATTCAACCTAGTTAAATTCAAATATGACCTAAAGACATTAATACCGATTCTTTCAGCTGGAAGATATACATTTTCACAATCAAATAATATATTCTTAAGTCCCCTATTAACAGACTCAACAGCTCTTTTCATTCCCTTTGTTTCTTTTAAAGCCTCTAGTTGTTCATC